GTGCGAATCACGCCGCCGTCCGCTTCCGGCATCACGTACTGGTGGTTGGTGATCGCGTAGTTGCTCGACCGCACGATGCCGATCAGGTCGCCGGCCACGACCGCGAGCGTTGGGTTGAACGTGGACCAGCCCTCGTTCGCCGGCGTGACGTCGATCCGCACCTGCCGTGCCGCCGGCACCAACTCGGACACCAGCGGCGTGTACCACGCGCGGTTGGCACGGGCGAGCTGCTCGACGTCCACTGGCAGGCCGGGCACGGCCAAGAGGCGCTCGGCCGCACGCCGGCCGGCGGCGATCTCGCCGCAGTAGTACGCGTGGTGCACAAGGCCCGCGAGGTGGTCGACCATGCCGCAATCGTGACCACCCGGGCCGAGGCCGCGGAGGGGGTCAGGTTTGGGCGAAATACCTGGCGGTTTCGCGTATCCCGGCCGGCAGGTCGACGGTCGGCCGCCATCCGAGGAGGTCGTAGGCGTAGGACGCGTCCACAAGGCTGCTGGCGAGGTCTCCCGGCCGGGCCTTGCCCATGGCGGGTGGCGGCAGCGGCCGGCCCGTGACGGCCTCCAGGTGGCCTCGGACGAGCTGCTCGAGCTGGGCCACGCTGGTGCCGACGCCGGTGCCGACGTTGACCTGGTATGCGGTGCCGTAAGGCAGGTCTGCCGTCAGCGCCAGCACGTTGGCGCGGGCCACGTCGCGGACGTGCACGTAGTCGCGAACCTGGCAGCCTGTGCCGTGGATGAGCGCTGGCTCGCCGGCGAGCAGCCGGCCACAAAAGATCGCGACGACGCCGGCCTCGCCGTGCGGGCTTTGCCGCGGGCCGTAGACGTTGGCGTAGCGGAGCGCGACGGCCTGTAGGTGGTAGTGGTTGGTGTACCACTGCAGGTAGCGCTCTCCGGTGAGCTTGGCGATGCCGTACGGGCTGACCGGCTCGCGGATGGCCGCCTCGACCGCCGGTTGTGTCACGTTGCCGTAGACCACACCACCGCTCGACGCCAAGACGACCCGCCGGCAGTCGTGCCGCACCGCGGCGTCCAGCACGTTGATCGTGCCCAGGACGTTGACCTGCGTATCGATCGCCACGTCCCGCACGGAGCGGCTGACGGATATCTGTGCCGCCTGGTGGCAGACGGCCGTCGGCCGCAGCTCACCGAATACCCGCAGCACGGCCGCCGCGTCACGCACGTCCACCACGTGCACCGGCACGCCGTGCGGCAGGTTTGCGGCCTGGCCGGTGGACAGGTCGTCGAGCACCGCGACCCGGTGGCCGGCCTCGAGCAGCTGCTCGACGATGTGGCTGCCGATGAACCCGGCGCCGCCGGTGACGAGGATCATGCGTCGGGGAATGGTGCGGTGGGTGCCGTGAAGTTGGCCGTGTACCGTGCGACGCCCTTCGTGATCCGCAGCTCGTCGATGTAGCCGCTGAACGACCTGGTGGTGGGTGCGTACGCACCGCCACCGATCACGACCGGGCCGCTGTTGTTGGTTCCAATCGTGAACGAGCAACTAGCGGTTTGCTGTAGCGTCCCGTTTGTGAAGATTCGCAGGTCTGATCCGCTGCGCGTCACCGCGACATGATGCCATGCGTTATTGCCAGGAGCAGCACACGTGACGCTTTCGTAGTTGTTCGCCCACGCGACAAAGATAAGACCAGACCCGCCAAATTCCAGCGTCCACGTATCGCTTGCGGTGCTACTGACGGCGCCTTTTCCTACCAGGCCCGCGTACTGCTGATTGCCACCGTCGTGGTAATAGAAAAGCTCGATGGTGAAGTCACCAGCACCTAGCTCTAGCGCGGTGGCCGACGTGATCTGCACGTAGTCGCCGTTGCCGTCAAACTTGCCGCTGGCGTTGCCAAACTTGCTCTCGGCGGTGCTGATCTGCGCGTTGCCGTAGGCCGTGGCCGTGAATGCGTTGCTCGATGAATCGGTGAATGTCGTACTGGCATTCGTGCCGTTCATGTGCATCAGCAGCGACACGTCGGCAAAGTTCTGGTCGCCCGCAAACGGCCACATTCCGTTGCGCTTGTAGTAATACTGCAGGTGCAGCGGCCATATGCCCACGGCACTGCTCGTCGTCGGAGACGCAGGACCGATCCCGATGTAGCCGCCTGGAAGTCGCCCCATAGCGTCACGAAATCTCCAGGTAGCTGCACACGAACTCGAGGTCGTTCGATGCCGACGGCGTCACCACGATCGACCGATCCTCCTCCAGCCACAGCGTGCTGTCCTTGGTCACGACCATCAGCGTGGCGTCCGCGGGCACCGTGACCGTCGAGCACAGGGCACGCCCGGTGCCGCCGCCGTCGTCTTGGTCGTGCACCTTGACCGTGACGTCACAGTTGTTGGTGCCGTCGACGTTGCTGACGTAGAGCGCGGTGACCTGCAGCACCTTGCCGCTACTGGCGGCGTTGTTGAGAAGGACCGTCCCAGTGGCGCCCGTGACGGACGACAGAACGGCGGTTTTTCCAAGGATGCTTGACGGTCCGACGATGTTGGGCGCGGCCATGTGTCACCTATGACAGGGCAAGTATCAATCCAATGGCAGACGGACCGGTCGGGCCTGTTGCGCCGGTCGGACCGCCGGACGGACCTGTCGGCCCGGTCGATGCGGCACCGGTTGGGCCGGTGCTTCCGGTTGCCCCCGCGCTGCCCGTTGGGCCGGTCACTGTCGAAGCTTCGCCCGTTGGTCCTGTTGGGCCGCCCGATGGCCCTGTCGGGCCGTCCACACCGGTTGGCCCTGTCGGGCCGGTCACTTCAGGACCCGTGGCGCCAGTGCTGCCTGTTGCTCCGACCGACCCAGCCGGACCCGTGTTGCCTGTTGGGCCTGTAACCGTCGAAGCGGCACCCGTTGACCCGGTTGCGCCGGTCGGGCCTGTCACGCCGGTCGGGCCTGTGCTGCCAGTTGGACCTGTGACCGTGGACGCGGCGCCTGTCGGGCCGGTTGGGCCTGTCACGCCCGTCGGACCAGTCACCGTCGAGGCGGCACCCGTCGGGCCAGTCACGTTCGACGCGGCCCCAGTTGGGCCTGTCGGACCGTTCGACAGGTCGATCGGCCCTGTCGGCCATCCGCCGGCCTCCTTCGGTCCGTAGAGCAGCTGGGCGGCCTTGTCGATGAACAGGTCACCGACGTTGCCGACGCCGCCAGTTGGCGCAGTGACGCCGGCGAGGACGGGCGATCCACCGGACGGGAGGCTGTAGAACGGCATGGTGACACTATCCGCCGGCCGGCGCCGGCAGCGGAGGGGGTGCGGTTAGGGTTGCGGAGGCGCAATCACGCCCTGCTCGATGCCCGCCTTAGCGACATACGCCATGATCGCCCCAATCGCATTTGCGAGGTCCGGGTCCGCGTCCGCCCCCGCGAGCAGGTCCGTGAGGTGCAACCGCAGCGGCTCGGCGGGTGCCTCCTCCACGCCCGTGTCGGTGAGACGGTAGCGCGTCAACATCACGCGGGCTTCCGCTTCGCCGCCGATCTGCGGTGCGCTGATCACTACCTCTCGCAGCCAGACGCGGTCGTAGACGGCGTTGATGCTGACGGTCGCATCCGGCGAGGTGTAAAGGACGTGGATGTCAGGCATTGATCCTCTCCTCTAGTGCTGCGATGCGTGCGTTGCTCTCTTGCAATGCTCGGATCAACACCGGAACCAACTTCTCGTAGGCGAGTCCGAGATGGTCGCCACACTGTGCCACCACACTGTCGGCGTAGTCGCAACCAGCGAGCGCCGCCTGCGCCTCCTGTGCGATCAGTCCGACCTGTCGCTCGGTGGCGAAGTTCCGCTCAGCGTGCGGCAGGAAATCAAAGGCAACGGGACGCAGTGCTTCGATCACTGCGGTGGCATCGGTCAGTGATTCGACGTTGGTTTTGAAACGTGCGTCGGATGTGGCGATTGTTGCGTTGGTTGCGTAAATCTGGGAGTTGACTTGGAGCAGGTAGGCACCGTTGTCGGTGGTGGTGCCGATCAGCACTTCGCCGCCGAGCGCTTGCAAATACATCGGATAGGCGACGGCTGACGAGAAACTTTGGACCTGTAGGTACGCGGCACCGTTTCCGCCCTGCACGCCACCCAACGCAAGCCCGTATCCAGCGGAAAAGTTTTCAAAGCACGCTGAGTAGTAAGTCTTACTCCCAAGCGCTGGCGTTCCATTGGCTGATTGGTAGTGCGATGTGATGCCGACGACATTGAGCGCATCGGTGGTGGTTGTCGTCCCAATGCCTACGCCGCCACCGCTGCCAACCCGCACCCGCTCCACCCCAGCCGTCACCAGACTTGCCGTATCCGCCCCGCCGATCTGCGCCAGCCCGGTGTTCCCGTCGCCGCTGAACGCCACGCCGCACGCCGACGCGCTGCCTGCGGTGACGAGGAGTTGGCCGGAGAATGTGGAGACGCCGTCGCTTCCTACGGTGAACCGAAGCGTGCTGCTTGTGTATACAGCAAATGGGCGAGCCCCTCCGCTGTCCACAAACATCTGTGTTGATGATGCACCAACCTGACTAAGTGCTGTGGAGTTAGCCCTCAGGTTGATGCGCACGTCGTTGTCTGACGAACTGTCTGCGACCTCAAGTTCCGCTCCGGGCGATGAAGTGCCGATGCCTACTCGCCCACTTGCATCAATCACAAACGGCGACGCATCACCGCTCGCGTCGTTGACGACAAACGAGTTCGCCGTGCCCGTGTTGGTGATGGTGAGCGGGACGACGTTGCCGGTGTTGTCGAAGGTCGCCGCACCCGTGAACGCGGGCGACGCCGTAGGCTGGACGGAGAGCGTGGTGCGTGCGCTGGCTGCGTCGGCGTCGTCGATGAGGCTGCGACCGAATGCAGTGCAGGTGATCTCCTCCACGTCGCCCGAGCCCGCTGATGAGCGTCCGAGCAGGCGGTCGGTGGCGGAGACGTTTTGCAGCTTGGCGTAGGTGACGGCGTCGTTGTCGATCGTCAGCACCGTGCCGGTGCTCGAGATCGTGATGTCCCCCTTGTCGCCGTCGGTGAAACCGACGGCGGCAGGGCCGGTGGCGCCGGTCGGCCCGGTCACACCTTCTTGCCCTTGATCGCCAGCGGCGCCAGTCGCGCCCGTTGGTCCGGTTGGGCCTGTGCTACCGGCATCGCCCGTGACGCCGCCCGCTCCCGTTGGCCCTGTGCTGCCAGTTGCCCCGACCTCGCCTAACCACCCTTGCGGGCCTGTATCGCCGGTCGGGCCTGTCACGCCTTCGCCACCAACGGCACCAGTCGGGCCGGTCACGCCTTCGATGCCGGTCGGGCCTGTCGATCCGACTTCGCCTTGCTCGCCGGTCGGGCCTGTTGCTCCGACATCGCCCTGTGAGCCTGTCGCGCCCGTCGGTCCGGTGACGCCCTGCTCGCCTTGCTGGCCTACGGCGCCGGTAGGCCCGGTTGGGCCTGTGCTGCCAACGTCGCCAGCCGCACCGACGGACCCGGTTGGCCCTGTTGGGCCGGTGCTTCCCGTCGCTCCGACATCACCCACGGCACCTTGCGGTCCCGTGCTGCCTGTCGGTCCTGTCGCGCCGACGTCGCCAGCGTTGCCAGCGCTTCCTGTCGGGCCGGTCACGCCCTGCTCACCAGTCGCACCAGTTGGCCCTGTCGCGCCGACATCACCTTGCGTGCCGGCAGCGCCCGTCGGGCCGGTGCTTCCTTGGTCGCCTTGTGCGCCTGTCGGGCCTGTTGGGCCGACGCCGCCTACGGCGCCCGTGCTACCCGTTGGCCCGGTTGCACCGGCATCACCGACGCTGCCCTGTGGTCCGGTGCTGCCGGTGGGGCCGGTCGCGCCAACGTCGCCTTGATCGCCTGTGGGACCAGTACTGCCAACGTCGCCTTGCGCGCCGGCGACACCAGTCGGTCCGGTGACGCCTTCGATGCCCTGTACGCCTTGGGCGCCCGTTGGCCCAGTGCTGCCCGTGTCACCCTGCGAACCGGTCGGCCCTGTCGCACCAGTTGCGCCAACGTCGCCTTGGCTGCCAGTTGCCCCAGTCGCGCCGACGTCTCCTACGGCACCGGACGCACCCGTCGGGCCGGTCACGCCTTGGCTGCCTTGCACGCCCTGGGCGCCGGTGGGGCCGGTTGCTCCGACGTCACCAACTGCACCTTGGCTGCCGGTCGGCCCCGTCGCTCCCGTGCTGCCGGCCGCACCCGCTGCCCCGGACGAACCTGTCGGCCCTGTCGCACCTGTGACTCCTTGCGGTCCTGACTGGCCGGCGACGCCTGCAGGTCCGGTCGGCCCTGCCGACCCGGTTACGCCTTGGCTACCGGTCGGCCCCGTCGCACCTGCACTGCCAACGGCACCAGCGGGTCCGGTGATCGACTGGCCGGCCGCACCAGTCGGCCCAGTGCTGCCAGTGCTGCCTGTGGCGCCGACGCCGCCTGTAGATCCATGCGGGCCGGTTGGCCCGGTCGCGCCGCTCGTCGCGAACGCCGACCAGGTCGTGAGGTCGGCACCGAGCTGCCAGAGCAGCCCGGTGTCAGCGACGTGCACCAGCATCCCGGCTTCGCGGCGTGCTGACGGGATCGCGTCGCGTGCCGCGTTGTCAGCGACCGTGCGGTAGCCGCCCTTTCCGTAAAGCGCCTCGTGGCTGGGATGCACGTCGGTCGTGTCGAACGGCACGACCGGTGCGGCGACGTTGGTGCCCTGTATCTGCGCCATCAGGTCACCACGAGGACGACGGTGCCGGTGATCGGGTAGGTCGAACGGTACACCGTGTAGCTGCGCGCGGCCTGCCCGTCGAACGTGATCGACCTGGTGGTGGTCTGCCAGGCGGAGTTGACCAGGCCGCCGATCGTGAACGTCGGCGATCCGAACGAGGTCGGCAGCACCACGTAGAGGTAGGCGGCCGACGCCACGATCGACCGCGTCTGTGCTCGAGCGTCTGCCATGTCGCTCGACAGCTGGGCAACGATCTGCTCGTCGGTGATCGCCGCGGACGTGCTCGAGCCGTACCACCGCACCAGCAGGGCAGGGGAGGTAGCGGTGTCGTCAGCCACGGCCTTCGTGTGGATTCGCATGGTCGCCCGGAACCCGTCGCCGTATCGCCAGACAGGAACGCCGCGCGGGGCAGACACTTCGTAGGTGACGTCCGCGCCGCCCTGCGTGTCGATGACGCGATCGTGCCGCTCTGGCACGCCGAGCGGAAACGACCCCGTCTTGATCACGAAATCACGTGACTCCCACCGCTCCATCACGCCGTTCTGTCCGGCGGCCTCGAAGAGGCTTTGCCCGACCGTCGCCGTGACGTTGGCCGTCGTCTGACCGCGCACGTACCGCACCGTCCGCCCGGCGGACGCAGCCAGCCGGTCGGCGAGCCACGCAGCACCGGATGCGAGCAGGTCGGCCATCGGTCACTCCTGTCCACGACGCCGCCGCGGCGCGTGACGGCACGCGCCGGCGGCGGGTTGCGTGGGTCTCGACGGCCTACTTGTTCAGGATCACGTCCACCGTCGTGTCGGCGGCGGCGCGCGCCTTCGCGAGCTTGCCGGCGGCCACACCGGTCGACGCATGCGCGACACCGGAGGTGGCGTACCAGTTGATCGCCGAACCCTGGGCGCCGGTTGCACCGGACGCACACGGCAGCGAGTAGACGCCCTCGATCGAGAGCGTGCCGAGCGCGTTGGCGGCGATCGGACGCGGGGCGACGGCGACGAGCGATCCGATGACGACCACGTCCCCGGCCGCGACCGCGGAACCGGGCGTGTAGTCGAGAAGGCCGTCATCACCGACGTAATCGGAAGTCGACATAGCAGGAAACCTTTCTGGAAACTGGAGGATCGATCGGGTGCCCGGCCGGCGCGGACGGTCCGGCCGGCCGGGCGATGATCACGACACGTGTCAGACGTCCATCTTCACGCCGGCCTTGTCCTCGGCCTTCGCACAGCCGAAATCAAAGTAACCGCGCATCTGCACGCCGAGCGTGTGGAAGTCGGCCTCGGCGGTCTCGACGACGGGCGACTGCACGCCGTTGAGGAAGGCGACCTCCATCACCGGCATGTCGGCGGGGCTGGCGAGGAGGTAGTAGTCGGCCGTATCGGTCAGATACGTCGACGACACGACCTCGTACCGACCCGCGAACACGTTGGTGGACGGCTGTCCGTTCGTGTTGCCGCTGGCGATCTGGACGCTGTTCATCAGCTCGGCCGCGGTGACCTCGAGGTCGACCGGGACGAGCAGGACACGCGGCTGCACCGCCATCGGCTTGCCGTCGGTGTCCTTGAGCTTCCGGTACAGCGCCAGGGCTTCCTTGAGACCCGCCAGGCCGAGGGCCGTGGCCGAGGTCTTCTTGTTGCCCTTGCCCGTCGTGAAGAACGACGAATCATCGAGGAACGCGGTCCAGAACACGTCGTTGAGCTTGAGCGCGCCACCGCGACCGATCCGCTGCGGGACCGCGGTCAGGGCACCGAGGTCGTCGTTGATCAGGTCGGTACGGGTGACCGACGTCATGATCCCGTAGGTCTCGGCACTGATCGTCCGATTCTCGTCGGTGGCCTTCGCGTTCTTGAGCGTGCCGCCATTGGCGACCTTTTCGAACGAGAACGCACCGTTGAGACGGTAGCTGGTCACGGTCTTGAAGTCGTTGACCGAGCGCACCGCCGAGATGCTCCGCCAGGCGTTCTCGACGGAGTCGAAGCCGGCCAGGAGGAACTTGTTGACCGTCGCCGACAGGATGTTGGAAATCTCGTGGGTCGCCCACGCCGCGGCGAGGATCGGACGGAGCGTGGCGGCGTTGAGCCGACGCGGACCGTCGTAGCCGTTGGCGGCGGCCGCCTGCACGAGCACCTCGCTAATCGTGATCTCGCGGCGGGCCTTGTCGGCCGCCTCGAGCACCTGCGCCGAATACTTCTTTTCGATGCCGGGCAGGCTGCCCTGCAGCGCGAAAGACGCCTCGATCACCTCGGCCGTCGGCGGCGTGTTGGTGACCACGTGGACGGCGGGACCGGACGGACGATCGTCGCGTGTAGCCTGGAGCTGTTCCATGGTCGTGACTTTCTTCTTGAGGATCTCGATCTCGGCCAGCAGCTCGGCGCTGCGATCGGCCACGGGCGCGGGCGGGGTCTGCGACACCACGGCGGTCTCCGCCGGGGCTGCCACGGCCGCGGCCTCGACGACCTCGTCCGTGGGCTTGGTGGCGGTATCCGCCATAGGGATCTCCTCCGCCGCGTCTGCGGCGATGCTGATGGCCGTGCTGCGATCGGCCCCAAGGGTTACGAAGCTGGTCTCCCGCAGCGTGGAGGCCCGCACGACGCGGACAGGACCGGTGACGGTCTGCCCGTTGACGGTAGTGGCTTGGTCTTCGCCAAACTTCAGGTGGCGGCCGACATCGGCGCCGACGCTCGCCTGCCACTGGTAGCCGCGCTCGGCCAGCGCCAGCACCTGGCGGGCGGTCTCGCTGTCCGCGAGGATCTCGCCCTCGACCACGAGCTGCCCGCCCTGGACGCTCGGCACGCCCTGGCCGAGGATCGACCCCAGCGCGTAGTCGTGCCCCATGACGATCGGCACAGTCGGTGGCAGCGTCATGCCGGCCAGGTCGATAATCACCGGCTCGCGGGACCAACCTTGGCGGATCGGGGCGCCGGTGTACGCAACGATGCGGAACCGCCGCGGGCCGGCGGCGGGCTCACCGTCGGCGGCCTGCAGCAGAAACTCCACATCGCTCGCGATCGAGAGTTTTGACATCACAAGAACTCCACCAGGGTTTCGTCGTAGTCGTCGTCGTCGATCACGCCTCGGCCTCCTGCTCGCGCTCGACGCGATCGAGTACCGTTTCCGCGAATCGCCGACCGGCGTCACCGCCCCACAGCGCCCACGCGATGCGGCCGGCGGACGGGTAGCCGTTTTCGCCGGGTGACCAGCCCTCGCCCTGCTTGTCGACCTCGTGCCGGGCGAAGTAGCTGTTCATGCGCTGCACCGTTTCGAGCGAAAGCGCCCGACCGTTGGCGATGTCGCGGGCACGTGCGACGCCGACAGCCGTACCACCGCGGCCGTACT